CACCGCGACCGTCACGATCCATTGAGCACCAGCCCTGCCGTGTGGTGGGGCTTTTTTATCCCTTGTGGTTGAGACACGTGAGACGCGCTTTGAGATCTGTTTCTATGGTCGGGGATCTGTTGTGATGGCCAGCAGCCCGAATAGCCCCAGCAAGATGGCGGACAGGAGCAACACGGTTCCAGTCATGACGGGTGCTGTTGGCAGTATGAATGGCGTTTTTAGGCGGGAAGCTCCAGTGCGTCGAAGTATCTGTGAACCCTGTCCATGAATGCGGTTTCTGCGCGCTTGAGGTCGTCTGAGTCCATTGAATGGACCTGGGGCGTGCCACACCTTCGCGCCAGCACAATGAGTCCTCCTGTGGGTTTGAGGCCGGTTAAATGGGTTAGCCCCAGTGAGTAGGCGCCCATTTGGGAGAAGTAGCCGTGGGAGTCGTCGATAGTCTTGGTCTTGACTGTGGTTTTCCAGTCGCACAGGCAGATTGCGTGTTGTTTGGTGCCGATTAGGGCGTCTGCTGTACCAGCAAATCCGGCGGGGTGATGAATGGAAAATTCTGAGGCGAACAGTTCGGTGCAGTTTTCCTTGATCCAGCCGGATAGGCCGCGTGCATACCCTGATGCGCTCCAGCCAACCTGTGGGAGGTTTGGGTAGACCTTGTCCATGGCCCATCGGGTGATGGGGGCTGGGATGCGCGCCAGGCCGTTGTCGTCGAACCTGATGGCGTTGCGGCGGTTGGCGGCTGATCGCGCCAGCTGCATTGAGGTCTTGAGGAAGTATTCGGCCTGATCGTGCGCTTGTGTGCCCCTAGTGGCGGCAATTGTGCGTTGCTGATGGGCTTCTTCCGGTCCCAACCGTGCTTCCCAACGCTCCAGTGCAATCTTGGTGCGGTCGTCGCTTTCCTTGATGATGTGGGTGACGCTGTGGAAAACTTCGCCCTTATTGTTTCGGTAGACGCGGAACGGGCCAGAATTGTCCTGCTCCAGCCTCCAACGTCTTAACCCAGCTAGGGCGTCTTGCATTAGATGGTTGAAATTACACTTTCCCACATTGATACTACCAGGAAAAAAGGGATTGGGGGCTTACATGAGCTGATTGCTTGCACGGTGCCGCTTAGTAATTGAGACACTTGGAACCACACCGTGTCCTCGACGGGAACCTTGGTTTCTTGCGCTTGGGAGACTCACCCCACCAGTTAGCCCGACCAGTGGCATCCTCTACGCAGGCAGCAATCTGGAATGAATGGAGTCCACTCAATGCCCCAATTCCTAGAACGGGATTTGGCCCCAGAGGAATGGTTCCAGCTGGTGCATAATCACCTTGTTCCTAAATTCGCGCAAAGTTGCGCAATCATCGTGCTGGACTTTATACAAGGTGTAGCGTTCTTGGAGCATTTTTGTGTACTCCAGTGGAAGATCTACCTTGATCTCTTTTGAAGAGTCTTCGAGTTCTTCTATAACTTGTTGTTTGCTGGTGGCAGTGGGTAGCTGGAGAAGATCTGCTCTTCCTGGTGCTAATTCTGCATGGCGAGCTTCGTAATACTTAAGGCTGATGCGCCAGTCGCCCTCTCGGGTTGGGTCGGGGATGCAGGCAATATCTACATCCTCGCCTTCGCGTAGACGCTCCAGCTCGTTTTCAATTAACGGGCCAAATCGTTGGTCGAGGCGGCATACGGGAATGTATGGGCGGTGGCGGAACATGTAAAACATGCCGCCGTTTGCTGTTTTGATCTCGCCCACCTCGTTGAATACGATCCAGGTGGTGCCTTCAGGTACTGCAGTCATCTGCTGTCGGGGAAACTGTCTGTTGTGGAAGAGCGGCGGTTACCGATTGCTCGGGCCGCCGCTACTTAATCAACCTTCCTTGAAAGGATTGCCGTTGGTGACCAGGCGGCTGATGTCGAACCCGTTGTCCTTTGCCTCGATCCAGGTGGCGGCAACGACTTCTTCAGTGCCCTTCTTCTTCGGCACAGGACGCACGGTGTAGATCAAAGCGGGGGGCTTTGACTTGTCCTTGCTCAACACCAAATCGACGGTGGTGATGTCCTTGTCGAAATCCTCCATTTGGGAAATCGCGTCAATCTCCTTCATCACCGTTACTTGGTGGAACGAGAATACCTGCACGCTGTTGGTGCTGTAGTTGTAGACGGGACACGCCAGCATGAACTTCACGTCCTGGCTGCCGGGGCTGTCGTACTTCTCGTCGGCAATCCAGTCGCCAAGGTCAGCGGCGATGTCCTCGGGAGTCGGCTGATAATCCCAGCGGAAGGGGCGGCGGTTGTCCTTGTTGTCGGGATCGGCTGCCCACACTTGGTAAAACTCAAGTGGGTGCTGCTCCAGGATGGTGAAACGGATGTCGCCCTTGTCGGGGACCTTGCTCAAATTCAGGTAGCCGCCACCGCTGCCGGAGCTGCTGTTGAGGTTGCTTGAAGCGCTCTTGGAAAGGAAACCCATGGTGTCGTGTTACGGGATGCTGCAAGCCGTTCTGTCGGCTGCCTTGTAACAGTAACACGTTTGACAACGCTGGCTAGATTCAGAAAACGCCCTCCAACCCGAGAGGCTGGAAGGCGTGTCTAAACAATCTCGTGTGAGACTCTATCATGTCAAAGCAGTTGCAGGAACTGCTGGCTTTCGTGCGCCAGCTACCTGTAGGCATTGCTTACGCGCCCATCTACGCCAAGGATCGAGCGATCCAGTCGGGCAAGCTCTCGAAAGGCAAGACCCCCTACGAGCGGTCGCATCATCAGGTGATGACGCCTGCGGACGTTGCTCTTCAAATCGAGCGGCATCCCGAAGTGTTCCAAGCAGTGGGTGCCTTCACAGGTGCTCGTAGCGGTGGTCTGGTGATCCTTGATGTGGATCGCAACCTCTCCAGGCTTAAGAAGAAATGGCAGGACTCCCTTGATGGGGCGCCTGTGGTCACCTCGACCAAAGCCAACGCTGCCAAATATCTCTTCCGCGTGCCAGAGGTGCTGTGGGGCGATGTAAAGGGCTTTGGTTTGTCCGATACCGGCGCGGGTTACGAGGTGCTGTGGGGCCGTCAGGGCGTCTTGTACGGCGCTTATCCAGGCTCCAGCGATGGGAAGGCTGGTGAAGGCTTTTACGGCTTCCATGGCGACCTCGATGCGATTCCTGACGCGCCTGACTGGCTCATCGCTGAAATGCGTGACCATGCCGGTAAAGAGCTCCAGGACGGTGGCTTCATTCGCAACCGCAAGGCGCTTGATTTCTCGGATCGGGACCCCGCTGAAATTGCTGAGATTGTTCAATGCGCTTTGAACGTCATCCCCGGTCAAGGCGCTGGTAGCCGTGACCATTGGATCAAGGTGGGGATGGCGATCCATTCGGAGCTGCCGACTGACCTCGGTATGACGCTTTGGTCGGCTTGGTCCGCAGAAGACCCTGAATTTTCACAGGATTGGTCAGAAGGCAATCCCTGTCAGGAGGTTTGGAAGTCCTTCAAGAAGGGTCCCGTCAGCTTGGGCTCCCTTTTTTGGATGGCGGACCAGCAAATGCCGGGTCGCCTTTGGTTGTCCGAAGACCTTCGCAAGGTGGTGGCAGATGTTGAAGCTGACAACGTCACTCGTATTCGCAACGTTGTTCTCACCTTCCCCGAGGTGGTCAGACGCGCCAAGGCCATTCAGGAACTTGAGAATCCGGCGGAGGCATCCCACGCGATGAACACGCTGGCTCTTGAAGCTGGCTACCGCGACGCTGGTGCTCTTGAACGTCTTTTGATCTCGCAACTTCAGTTCGAGGGGCAAGATGAGGTCATGAGCCTTGAAACATTGCTTAACAAGGATCTCAACTTTGACTACCTGATCCCTGATTTGCTTCCTTGCCCTGGCGTCGTGATGGTTCACGGTGCCGGTGGCGATGGAAAGTCCATGTCCGCCTGGACTATCGCCAAGCATGTTGCTCGTGGCATTCCCTTCTCAATTCGCAAGGACATGGTCCCCGTTAAGCAGGGGCCTGTACTCGTCCTTAACGGCGACCAAAGCGAGGTGCAGGTCCAGCAGCAGATGCGCGACCTCGAATTCAATGAGTCGGACCCGGTTCACCTCCAGATGGGTTGGGACCTCAACTGGTATTTCCGTTTTATCCGCTTGGTCGAGAAGCACCAGCCAAAGCTTGTGATCATTGACTCGATCACGGGCTGTAGCCGGGGTTCGGCTTTTGACGAGAACAAGAAGGAGTTTGCAAGCCCGATCTATTGGTTGGCTAACTCCAACGGGCGCTTGTTCCCGGCTTGCACAATCCTGTTAATCCACCACTCGAACAAGAGCGGCGGATTCAGGGGCACCACCTCGTTGCGGGATGGAGTGGACGAGTGCTGGCGAATTTCCAGACCTGACAAGAAGCAGCTTGAACGGCTTGGTTCCAACGTCCGTCTGATTTCTGTGGAGAAGTCCCGTGCTGGACGGGATGGCAGCAAGTTGCTGATGAAGCTGGAAGACGACCTGACCTTCAGCCTTTCGGACTTCACGGAAGACGACGGCGACTCCTCCAGCCCGGCATCGGTGGTGGATCGCGTGCTCCAGCGCTTACGGGCCGTCTACCCACGCGCCAAGACCCGTTCTGACCTCTTTGCCGATCCTTTGTGTGCTGGCAGCGTCGAGGGCATTCGCAAGGGGCTCCAGCGCCTTGTATCCCGTGGGTTGATCGAAGTCGTCGGTAGTGAGCCTTCCAAGCAAGGAGGATCCCCCCTTAATCAGTACCGTGCAGTGCTCTCGCGTGATATGTGTGTAAATACGTGTCCCACTGGGGCAAACTCCAGTGAGGGACTGGAATCAACAGTGGGACAGGGGGAAGACGTGTCCCACTGCTCTGGAGGGGAAACACGGGAAAATTTGCCCGCAGCGCAGGATCACGTTGAACAGTCCCGAGACCAGTGGGACACGTCAACTGCCTGTCCCACTGCTAAAGCCAGTCGTGCCAATGGATCTGCCCCAGTGGGACAGGATTTGGATATATCCCCAAGGGAAGAACGCACCGAAGCGGAACTTGCCCAGCTGATGGAAGAAGCTTCCCGGATGTGGGACTGATGAGTCTCTTTAATCCGCCTAACTTTTTCCTAGGGCTCATGCGGGTTGTCGCATGGGCTTTTTGGAGGGATCCCGTGGCTAAACCTGAACCGCCCCAGCCGAAGCGACCCAGGAAGCCAATCCTGGGTTACACGGTTGGTGACATTCCTTTTGAGCTGTTCGCCGTTATTCGGATTGAGTGGTACCGGAAGGGAATGACCTACGAGGTTGAGGAGTACCAGATCGAGGAGTCCGACGATGCCTCTGCGCAGTTCCACTACATCGTTGGGACGGCGCTAAACCAAGGTGCGGACGTGGCGGTACTGACCCAGTACGAGCCAGCCGCACTTGGTGTGCCGGAATAGGGGTGGCAGGTGGGCGGTCCTCACGCGGTGCCGCCCTCGCCGTTGCCTGCCATCAACGGACGTTCCGTGCCTCTCGAAAGAAGTACGAAGCCGCCAAGTTAGCTGCGCCAGCCGCCCGTGTGCGTGTGTAACGAAAAATGACTGGCCTGGCTTGCCAAACCCTTGCAGATGTGTAACACTACTCGTAGCCGGCGCAGCCCGGCGATCTTTTATTTCAAATCCAATGGGAAGAACAACTGCACTGCCAAACGAAAAATTGACGCCGTGGTGGCTGGCCGTGGGCTGGGCACGCACTGTGCTTCAAGCCCGCATCGTTGACTACGAGGCCAAGGGCTGGAATGCTTCTTACGACATGCGCCAGCTGGAACAGCTTGAGGACATGGAAATGTTTCTCAAAATGAGCTGGGACCAGTGGATGGATGATCTTGGTTCTAGCCAGACTGTCATGGAGGAACTCAAGTGAGCCAGGTTCTTGAAATTGACAGCCTTGAATTTGATCCCGATGGCCTCCTCCGCGTCGTTGCTGTTGTTGATGAAATGGTTCTTGTCCACCAGCAAACGCACCTCGACCCCCCGGAATGGGGACCTGCCTTGTGCCGAGGCTCCTTCTACCTTTCGGATGAGGACCTGATTCCGGCGACCGATGCTCAACTCTGCCGACTTATCGCCGACCGCGTTGACGACTGGGAACCAATCGACCAGGAGTATTGAGGCGACCGAAGTGCGGGAGCTTCGCAATGCTCCCGACTACGACGATTGGGAGTATGGCACCGAGCCAATTCCTGGCGATACTCATTGGGTCAAGGTCCGCACTTTGACCCAGCTCTATCGCCACTTGATCTACGTGTTTGCCACCAGCGACACAATTTGTTCCAGTCGCCTCGCCGAGTTGGCCATCCACGAGATTCTCAAATTGAGACTCGCGGATCTTGCTCGGGTGAGGCAACAAGACCCTAATTTTTTCGCATGAACTACGACGCACATGAGCGGTACTACCGCGAATCCCGTGGCTACAACTGGTACGACATGGTGCAGATGCGCACCAGTCCACGGCCTACTAGCGCTGAAGTGCCCGACTGTTTCAAGCACCAGTTCGCTGATCGGGCGGCATACGATGCTTGGGTCGAAGAAAAGCGCCGGGATTACTTCGGCTGATTTATGACTGAAAACGCACTGGTTCCTTTTTATCGCTCGTTTCTGCTGAATCGGGTTGTCTATCTGAACGAGCTGGAGAAGTTGTCCGATGAGGAGCTGTCCATGCTCAACATCGACACGCTCTCGGCTTTGAACGAGTCCCGACATCGGTACGAGCTGTTGGAGGACAGGCAAACCGACGAGGCTAAAGGCGAATACCGCCGCATGAAAATGGCTGGCTATTTCCAGGCAGCCATTCAGATCGAGCTAAACAAATAGCTCTGTTCTGTATTACAGTCCACCCGTTCCAACCATGACCATGTACATCCTTTCTGAAAAGCAGTTTGAGCAAATGATCAAGGCGCTTGACGACGCCCGCTTTGCTCTTGATACATGCCAGCACATCGAGCTGGATCTGACTACCTCCAAAGACACTGTCACTCTTTCACCTGCCAAGAAATCTGTCCGTACACCGTCCGTACAGAAAACTCAAGCCAAGACTCGTGTGTCCAGCCGCAAGGGGCAGCGTGGCGTGGCGGTGCTGAATGAGGCCAAGGTGCTGGAGATTAAGCGCCAGCTGCAGGCCGGTGGGAAGTCGGTGGCCAAGATCGCCAGTGACTTTGGTGTACACGTAACTACCGTCAACTGCATCAAGTGGGGCAAGACCTGGAAGCACGTCCAACTTCAGCAGGAAGTTACGGCCTGATGTCGATCCTCCCCGATTACGAGATTGTCTGTCTTGCTAAGCGGGGGCTTGTTCATCCGTTCGATCCAGAGCTGGTCAATCCGGCCAGCCTGGACGTTCGGTTGGGCGAGAACCTGATGATTGAGGACAAGGCGACGCCCGAGCTACAGCCGTTCTCCATTGCTGGGTGTACGAAGGAAGAACCGTTCATGCTCCAGCCACATGAGTTCGTGCTGGCGGAAACGCTGGAGCGATTCAACGTTCCAAACATTGTGGCCGGGCAGTTGGCACTCAAGTCCAGCCGGGCCAGGGAAGGTATTGAGCATCTGATGGCCGGTTATGTCGATCCCGGTTATTCCGGGCGATTGACGCTGGAATTGCAGAACGCTCGGTGCTTGCATCCGGTGCCACTGTGGCCAGGGATGCGGATTGGTCAGATTGTGTTCCACAAGATGTCACTCCTGCCCAATAAGGACTATTCGGTGACCGGGCGCTATCAGGGCGACCTCAAAGTTCAAACCTCAAAGGGCTGATGAACGAGTTCAACTTGTCGGTCGTGGATAACGTCAATCACCCCAGTCACTACACGGCTGGGAAGACTGAAGTGATTGACGTGTTGGAAGACTGGGTGAAGGCGGCGCCCGATGCTGTGCTTGGTGGCCTCCAATGGCAGGTTATCAAGTACATCAGCCGGATGTGGTTGAAAGCCAATGCGTATGAAGATGCGCGGAAGGCCCAGTGGTATCTGAACCGGCTTGTGAATAAACTCGCAGCTGAGGCTTACACCGAGAAGTGACAACACCGCCGAAAGGGCGCCGGTTCAAACCGGGTGAGGAAAACCTTCAAGCGATCCTGACCCAGGAACTCGTTAATAAAATGCGCCGGTTGCAGAAAAGCGGCTGGAGCTATTCACAGTTAAGCGAAGAGTTCGGTGTGGACCGGAAGCACGCTTGGCGAATTTGTAACAATCAAGCTTGGATCACCAATGAAGTTTTGTCCTAAGTGCGGGAATAAAACTTTCCGCATCACAGAAGCAAGAGCCCGGGAAGCTGTTGTCCGGCAACGGGTTCCAGCGATGCGCATTCGCAGAAGGTGTCTCACGTGTGGACACGCTGAGACTTTTTATGAGATTGATGCGCACCAGATGGAGCATTTTGAAAACCTACAAAGGTTTGAGGAAGGTGTACTCAAGTACATGAAACTCGATACCTTGAAGGGCGACGCTTGCTACGAGTGTATTCACTGGGATAGCAAGGGTTGTGCCATGGAGCTACCCGAAGCTGGTGGTGCTTTTGCACAAGACTGTTCACTTTTTCAGAAATCTTGATTTGTCATGAAGGTTCCAGAGCTGCGGATTAACGAGCGCCGCTGCATTTCGTGTGGCACTAACACACCGAACCCGTTGTACTGCTACGACTGCTATTTCAAGACTCCCGCTGGACTGGTGGACAAGAAGCGGGAGATCATGCTCCAGAAGTACACGCGGATTGATGGCGGCGGGGAGTGCCGGTGCTGTGTGCATTGGAAGCACCGCTGTTTGCTGGGGATTCCGGAGGGTGGGACGCGGTATGCCGAAAATTGTCCCGCTAGGGAAACTGTCAATGTGTTAGAGTAGTGCGGCACCGCCCTACCAGGCATGAAAATTCTTCAAGGCATCGAGCACCTCGGCACGCTCGCTGACGCACAAGTTGTCGCGTTTGACGTTGAGACGACTGGCTTGCAGCCAAATCTTGACGGTCTTCGTTTGCTCCAGCTCGCTACATACGGGCAAGATCCTGTTGTCATTGACTGCTGGGATCTTGAAGATACTGACTGGATTGTGCTTACAGATTTCTTCAGTGTTGAACGCCATTGGGTGGCGCACAATGCTGTGTTCGATCTTGGTTGGCTGCAGGAACAAGACATCTACCCGGAAGGGCAAATCTTCTGCACCATGCTCGGCAGTCGTATCTTGACTAACGGCTTGGTCAACATCAAGCATGGTCTGCAGCATGTGGTTAGACGGTATCTGAAGGAAGAGATTTCCAAGGAAGAACAGAAGAGCGACTGGTCGCAAGACTTGACGCAAAGTCAGCTTGAGTACGCCGCCAAAGATGTGCTCGTGCTGCTGGAGCTGTACCAAAAGATTCAGCAACGAATGGCTGATGGGGCGTTGACTCCTGCATGGAATCTGGAATGTCGGGCGCTACCGGCGATGGCACAGTTGTGGCGAACTGGACTGCCGTTTAATAAGGACTCGCTGCTCAAATTGATTGAGGATCTTGATATCGAAAATCACGAGGTGGGCGAGCAATTTATCGAGGACTTTGATACGGCATTACCTAAGGAGGCCAAGCTACATCGTGGGCTTGACGGTAAGTTGCTGTACCAGACAAAGCCTGGCCCTAAAGGCGCAAAGGCAGATCCGACTGTATTTAACCTGAACAGCCCTGCGCAGCTATTGAAAAAGTTCACGGCTTTGTTGGGTAGGGCACCTATTGATATGAAGAATGAGCGTCCCAGTGCTAGTAAGTCAGCACTGCAGGAATACGTTGCTGATCACAAAGTTGTTGCGGACTACTTGAGGTGGAAAAAGATTGAAAAGAGGCGGCAGATGGCAGAAAGTTTGTTGAAAAATTACGCCGATGACGGTTTCATTCGCGCCAGTTACCTGCAATTGGGTGCTGACACGGGCAGGATGAGTTGCATGAGTCCCAACTTGCAGCAGATTCCGAGGGATCAACGGTTTAGGGCGTGCGTTCAGGCGCCGACTGGTTGGCAACTGGTTGTCGCGGACTACGGGCAGATGGAGCTGCGGTTGGCCGCTGCAGAAGCACAGGATCCTTTAATGACGGAAGTGTTCCAGCAGGGCAAAGACCTTCATACGATTACGGCGACGCAGATCTATGGGGTTGCCGAGGATGAGGTCACGAAGGAGCAGCGCCAGGTCAGTAAGTCGGCGAATTTTGGCCTTCTTTACGGCAGTGGGGCAAAAGGACTCCGTAACTACGCCGCAACACAGGGAATCCAGATGGATCTTATTGAGGCAGGTGAGGTCAGGCAGAAATTCCACCTTGCTTATAAAGGCATCTCCAAATGGCAGCGCGAAAATGCTCGACTTGCTGATGCGGCTAAGGGGAATCCATCTATCCGCATACGCATCTCGGGCTTGCGGCGGTTTCTACCGGGTGAGAACAACAAACTCACCACGCGCTGTAACACT